AGTATTTTTTACGGCTATAGAATCTAACGCTGATTTTGTCCAACGGAACTCATTTACTATATTAATTTTACCACTATCACCAGGTGTTGGTACTTTTGACATTGTATCAGAATGCTGTACCTCTTGAACTATTTCATTAACGGCCTTAGTTGCGCCTTTATTATTATTGAAATCTATTTTGGAAGGTGTTTTGTAATCGTATAATACTTGATTACCAAAATTCTTTAGGGGAGTGTTTGTCATATTTATGGATTATTTTGTGTTGGTCTTACTCGTCTCGATGGCATACGACTACGACGGTGTGCCCTCAGCCCATCATTTAAACTTTCGTGGCTCTGATCTGCAGTATCTTCAGATCCTGCGCCACCGCCCTGTCCGGCTTGTATTACCCTGGTCTGAGTGGTAATGGCTTCTACTAAAGGATCAGTGACAAGCGCGGCATCCCTCACAGCCTTAGCTTCAAGATCAGCCTTAGGTTGACCTTGGCCCACGGCTCGGTAATAAAGGTTAGCTTTATTTTCGTCAGCCTTCCTTGTTTGTTCTATTGCATCAAACTCTTCAAGAGTTAATCCTTGCTCGGCGGCGGCTCTCTCTCTCTTTGCTCTCACACTAAGCTCTGCTTTCGACCCGGCTATCTTTGCACCACCTTCAAATAATATTCTTCCTGTATCTCCAGCTGGCAGTCCTTTATTCAATCTCGCTCTTTCTTCCTTTGCTTTTTGGCCTTTAGCTCTAGGCAGGATGACTTGGTGATACATATTTCGTAATTGTGGTGCAGTATGATTATTAAATAGTTCTGCAAAACTCCACCGGCGACCAATAAATTGTGTTCCGTCGCTAATTTTCATGATATTTTTAACCATCGTCACTTTCAGTTCATCGGTCAATCTAGCAGTTTTTGCATATGGATCTTCCATCGTCTTCGCCCATTTTTCAATCGCAGCATTTTTCTTTAGTTCTTCTGGTGTATAAGTAGTTTTATCCCAATCCATTGTGTTTGTTTCAAAATTCCAACTACCGCCGACCTTTTGTTTCCTAATTTCATGAGGCTCTAAAAATAGACCATCATCACCTGTAATTTTAATCCCGGCTGCGGATGCCTCAACCGCTCCTGTTTGCATGCTTGCTCTTCCCTGCATTTCTAGTTCTGCTCCTGAGGTAGTAAACCAGTCTGCAATAACGTCAGTAGGTACTAACATATCTGCAACTTGAAAAGCTGTATATGCCCATAATGCTACTGTTACACCAGTCCCTACACCGGCTGTACCTCCAGCAATAGCAGCACCTTGAAGAAATCTAGCCATTATTAATGCACCGGCTCGTTGAATCATTAACTTGTTGCCGCCTTTCTTGGCAGTGGATTTCATAGCGGCTTTTGCACTTTTTGCTGCTTTATCTTTACCTGGACCTTTGTAATCTTTCCATATTTTGGATAGGCTATCTGGAGTTGGTGGTTTCGTGCTCGGCATGCCCGGTGCCGCTGATGGTGGTATCATTGCTCTAGATGGAGCAAAACTGCCTACTCCAGCGAACCCTGCACGTACCATTTGCCCCGGTACCGTCGAAGCGGCGGCGATTCCTGCTGCGCCTTTGCCAATGCCCCATTTGGCAGCGGTATGAATGCCCGATCTTACTCCTAGAAAATTTGTTCCATATGCGGCTCCTGCGCCAACTGTTTTCCAAGGATTATCTAGCATCCAATCTGTTGGTCCGCTATAACCTCTAACACCTAGAGCAGTTCCAATATCCATGCTCCCGGGGCTCATGCCAAGCATTTGTTTTAGATAGTCTGGATTCAACATACCACCCGCTGCCAATCCACCTAATAAGAGCCTGTTTCTCATTAAAAAGCCTAAAAGCTTATAACCACCCAGAGCACCACCGGCTGTTACAAGGCCTCTTGTAACTCCCATACCACCACGAATTTTAGAAATAGATTTTATTATTCTTTGTTCTGATCCAGTCTGGGCATCATAAGTATTACCTTTAAGGCGACGTGACCCTGGATCTAAATTTTGTAATATTTTAGTTTGACCAGCGGTGAGTTTATTTGTCTGTTTGATTGCTTCTGCTACACCACCTAGTGTTTTATTTAGTTTACCAAATTGTACGTCAACTTTTGATGAATTTTCACTAAGCTTTTCAATTTTAGTCTCAAGAGTAGATTTTTTTTTCTTCTCCTCCGAAAAGGCGGTCACTATAGCGTCTATTTGTGCAGTTAAAGCAGTATTGACTTTATCCTGACCCTCCAAGAGGGTGACAGTTTGTTCAGTCTGCTTTGAAATTGCGTCAATAAATCTCTCTAATCGTACATCATCCATGTGATGTAATTATTTAATTAAGAAATCAATAAAAAGAAGTTATATCAGCTTCTTGCTCTCGTATAAAGCTAAGGTCTAGTAAGATTTCTGATATTTTTTCTGATATTTTATGGAGATGATTTATACTAAGAAGTTCAAATAACTTAAAAAAATCTTGTATTGACATGTTTTCAATTAAGAACTTTTGTTCTTTTATTTGTATACACTGAATAAAGCGAAACACATCAAAAAATATAACTGACATACGGCCCGTATTCATTGCTGGTTGATCTAATAAAAACTGTAATATTTTGTTTTCCTGTAAGATATTAGCCTGGTGGAATTGTATATTGACAGGGGTGTCATTAAGTTGTAACTTAAGGTTAGTTTTATTTAAAGTATCTATTACCTTAAGATTTAATTCTTCAGGAGCTTTGGAGTCAATATCACATAACCAATAATTAAGAAGATATAATTTATCTTTATATGTGAAGTTATAATCTCTATATAATGAACATATGTGTTCATTTATATAAAGAATGTAGCGTAAAATAGCGATATAATCATTTTCACTTTGCTCTACTTGTCTATGTAGAGCAGATTGAAATTCAACGTTTAGTTTATTAATTGTAATTTCTCCACCGTCAGGTAAAGTAATTTTACTAGTACATATTTCTTGAAATTTATCAAGTAAGTTATTCATTTTGGTTTATTGTTTTTTTAACAATTTTTAAATAATCACGTATACTGTTATATGACGTATGATTAAAGTCTTGATATGCGAAATTAAATTGCTTCATAAGTAATAATTGTTGTTCTAATAAAATAGTATAATTTTGAACAAAACACAAATATATTATATGAATAATTATCTCTTTACTATAGGTAAATCTACTATTGTGTTTGTTGTTTACGTAGTAGACATATGTACTGTTTAGCTTGTTCATATATTTATCGATGTATGGTGTACATTTTTTTACTAATGAAAGAGGTATATTACTATAGTCAGAAGTATTAATATCTAATACTATATTTTCGTGTTGAATTTTTTTAATACAAGATGCTGGTAGAATTAATGATGTGGATGGATATCCTATTGTAATATGATATTTATCAATACAATGTATAGTTTGACCAGTCGGTGGTAAGTGTTTAAGAAAATCGTCTTTATAAACTATTAATTCTTTTTTTTTGTATTGTAATTTTATACAGTCGCTATCTTCTGTAAATTTTTCATCTATGCATTTTTTTAAAAAATCTATAATATCTTTACTGGGGAGTTTTTTATTAAAAACTTGTAATAATTTATCATATCGTTTATCTTCGTAAAGTTTAGATATGTGTATTACGTCATTATAACTTATCATACTTATTCGTCACCAGGATCCTTCCAGTTAATGGGCTTAATACCGGTATCCATCTCAACGGGTTTAATACCGGTACCTTCTTCCTCTAGTTTTTTAATATTTGGATCTCCTAGATGAGCGTGCCGCTTCTCCCATTCTTTCGTTTTTGTATCGTCCATATCATCCGCTTGCTTACTTGCTTTATCACGATAGTAGGCATCACTGTCAAACGTCTTTAATGCTTCTTCTGTTGCTGGTACATTCGGTTTACCCTGTAAAGCGGCGCGCCGTGCACTTTCCTCTACAGCGATCTGTTGTCCGGGGGTCAAACCCTCTCGCCTGGCCGCTTCCTCGTCGGCGATTTTCTGCGCAGGTGTTGGGTCGTATGGAGGAGCTTGAGGATAGTGATGTACAACAGTTCCGGCTACTACTGTAGTAACATCTGGAGGAGGATTGGCCTTGTCATACATTGCGACATAGTCCTCAGGGTATATAGGAACTTCGCCTCTAAAATCATATGGGTGTTCACCTGAACCGTATAAAGCTTCTTCTGGTATTCGTGAGATGGCGTCGCGTTCTGAGTACGGCGGCGGTGGTGGTACGTATCCTTGTACCGGTATTCGAACATCATATCTAGAAAATCGGAAACCAACAGCTACAGAACCTAATTCTACGTCTCCATTGTATTGTCCAATATTTGCGGATTTAATTATATATGGGATACAATCTTTATATGTATAAATTTTTGTAATTGCTGGATCGCTATTACTCCAAAATCCCGAGTCTTCGGTTTGCTTTGATATAAAATAAATTGAAATATCTGTTGATAATGGTTGATCTTCTGGGGCAACTATATTGCCATATACACTATATAATTGAATCCATGATCTAAATATACTATCAATAATACTTATATTAGTTTCTGAGAATTGTATTTCTAAATCATTATCAGGATAGTCTCTTGACTCCATAAATGGACCTACTGGTAATAGTCCGTTAATTAATGTACCTCTATTATTTACACTTGTAGTTTCTGTTGTAAGATCGACACCAGTTGCTAAAAACATATAACTATCAAAATACTTTTTAAAGATTACATTTTTTGCAAAATCTAAACCAGTTGTTTCACCAACACCGGGTCGCAGACCTAATTCGTTTACTGTAGCTTCTGTTATACTTTCAGGTATATGTTTAATATTAACCAAAAAGAAATTTTGAGAAGCTGGAAAGGTTGAAAAGTCAGTTAGTAGTTCATAGAACTTTTGTCTAAGGTCGCTGACCCCTGAGCTAGCTAAAACTGCCATGTAAATATTTAAGGCAATTAACCTATTACAGCACCGGCTAATTTACCTATAGTATTTACAGTACCGCGAATGGCAGGATCTCTCCTAAAGAATTGATAAGCCATAGTAATAGTTACTGAAGCAACATCTCCATCACCAGACATTGAATAACTAATATCACCACAATCAGTTGGAAATACTCCATGAAGTTTATATGTACGCATTGGTTCAAATTTAGTATTTAATTGAACTAATGTTATTGTACTATTATTATGAAGTATACCATCACCAGTTGTGGTTTCATCATTATAAGTTTCAGTTATCCAATTTTCCATTGCAATGCGAGAGTTAGTTGTTGCATCACAATAAAAATCAATCGTAAACGCATCACTTGCATTATATGAAACTGTTCCAGGGATTCTAAATGTAAACCCGTTATAAGGAACATCCTTAGTCGCGATAGTCTTACCGGGCAGCGTTGCAGTTGTAGCATATACTAAATCGTCTTCAGTAAAGACAGGTGTACCTTTATTAGCAACGTCTAGTACACGAAACTGAAAGTCACGTGCAAAGTCTCTTGTTTGAGCTACCTTATAAAAATCTTGAATTGTTTGTTTAATATCAGCCATGATGTTATAATTATTTAGTGTTCACTTTAATTTATTGTCCAACTATCTCCTGAAAACTAACGTCTGTATTAACGGCGTAGAAGTTAACCAATATAAATTCTGCGGCACGAACGGGCTTTAAGTAGATATCTACTCTCAGTTCATTCTGATCAATAACACTAGCAGGGTTATTCCTATCATCACAAACAATAAGGTAATCATATACACCTTCTGTTTGTTTACAATTTTCAAACATTGGTGTTAACGTATTAACAACTTTGTTTCTTGTTAAGAACGTATTAGGTTCAAAGATAAAGAATTTCAATGTCTCTCTTGTTCTTTTCTCTAAGTCGAGGAACAACCTACGAACATTAATTCTATCAAATGCCGTGGGTGTCCGTTGTAACGTCTTTTGACCAAATATAACTATACCTTCACCAGGGAATTGTGTAACAGGATTAATCGCAATTCTATATAATTGATCTCTTTGACGTTGTGTTGGGCTAATAGCAATATCATTTACACCACCAACAACTCCGCGATTAAACCCAGCTGGTGCGTACCAAGGGGCAAATGCTGCATCGTTTTGCGCAAATATCTTTGCAGCAACTCCAGAGAATGGAATCCAAGTTTGTGTACCGCTTGTTCCATCTCCGACCTTTGCCCAGTTACCATATGTTGTTGCAAAATTACTATTAGCAACCCCAAATTGATGCCTTAAA